CAGGCCAGCGCCTACATCGTCAGTCAGGTTAGTAACACCTTCAATTACTGAACCGTAACCTGTACCGGCTGTGATAGCATTTGTTGGTGATGCTGTAAAGCCTGTCAGTGCACCTGTACCACGCAGAATTGACTTATCAATTGCACGGGCAAGACGACGAGTTGCTGCTGCACGCAGGAAGTCGAGCAGAGGAAGTACTGTGTCTTCTTCTTCGTCTTTGGCCAAGTGTGTTGTAGCCATGAACTTGTGTGGTGTGAAGTCTACAGATGCGATTGTGTTCTGGTTTGAGGTCGGAACACGCGATGCATCAGCAATGCCTGTGGCAAATGTGCCTGAAGCAAACTGTGCTACATCACCGTCTGTATCTTCGTCTGCAACTGGTACGCGGAAAGTTTTTGCGTCCACTGCAATACGGTTAAACATAGGAGCAACAACGAGCTGCTGTTCCATTTCTGTATAGATGTTCTGTGAGAAGTTGCTCAAGAACTGGTCAACAGAAGTGACAGCTTTCATCTTTGCACCAAATTTGGTGTCGAAGATATCACGCTTGTTCAGCAGCTTAGCAACCAATACGGCGTTAGCCATATCTTTTTCAGAGTACTGTGTGTTAGTACGCTGGTTTTCTTGGTATGCCATCTTTGAACGCTGCAGAGCGGCGATCTCTTCTTGATATTTGTTCATCTGAGCTTTAAGTTCTGCAACTTGCTCATTTTCGATTGGTGTATAAGCAGTATTCTTATCACCTTTCACCAGCATTTGCTGATCGGCAGCGTCTGCTTCCTTCACGATAGCTTCACCAGTCTCTTTAACTAGTTCGGCAACTTGAGGCTCAGACACTTGAGCTACTGGAGTAGCGTCTTTTTTGATCTCGGTTTCAGAAGTCTTTTCTACTCCTGCACCTGTGAGATCGATAGTATCTACGACTTGTTCAGCCATTTTGTCGTTCTCCTTTGTAGAATGATCGTGAAGTTCTTTTGTCAGACTTTCGCCAGAACTTTTTTCTTCACTATTTTCGATTTTTTCGACTTGTGAAATGTCGTCTGCATTCACATTAAGAACATTATCACAGTCTTTGCCTTCAGCGTCAATTTCTAAAAATTTATAGATTGAGCTTTGGCCTGTTGGAATTTTAGTGACCCTAAACATTTTTTCGTTGTAGTTTACTAAATCTCCATGTTGAAGTGTATCTGCGCTGTCAGCGGAAAGCAAGTTTGTGAAAGGAATAGATTCATCAGCGTCACGAATTTCGAGTTCTTCTTCATCGTCTTCCTTCTCCATCTCAATAACTTCTTCCGTGGCTTCTGCTTTGACTTCAACCTCTTCTGTAGTTTCTGAAGTTTTTTCTTCTACCTCAGCTTCTGTTTTTACTTCAACTTCAGCTTCTTCAGTAGTTTTTACTTCTTCAACCTCATCAGATTTTGGATTCATCATTGCTTCCTCCTCGGTTGGTGACATTGGACGTTCATTAACAACTTCGCCCTCCTCCACATCTTGAATCGGAACACCCATCATAGTGACTTCATGTGTGTGACCTTCGGCCTCAAGCACAACGCCTGCTACGATTTTATGAGCATGGTTTGACATATGAGATGCGTAGGTAGTTACACCATTGCCGTTTTCATCCATTTCCACGGTGTGATAATGGCCCTCGCTCATATCGGTGATTCCTGCTTTAATTTTACGCATCATCTTAATTTCTTCGTCACTAGCTTCTTTTAGAGACTTTTTAAACTCTTCATACTCAGAATCTGTTTCAAAAGACTTACGAATTGAAAAAAGTGAGTCTTGGTTACAAGGAACTGATACAACAGAGATTTCAAGCAGCTCAACGTCAGTGATAAGCATTGAGTCATCTTCACGATTATACTTACCGTCTTTGACTCTAAATCCTACTGAAAAGCTTTTTAAAGCACCATCTTTAATAAGAGTTTGTACTCCATGATTCTTTTCAGCGGCTTCAGAGACAGCTGCTTCTACAAAAATACCTTTTTTATCTACTCTAATATTCTCAACACGACCAATCGGGTTTTCATGCTTATGTTGATATAATAGTACAGGGTTTTTTCTGTAGTTATCTACTCCTTTTGCCCATGCTTCTGCAGTAACTACATCATTGGCACGGTCTTTAGCAGTAGTATTAGCATAACCCGCAATCTTAAGGTTTTTAGATTTACGGCTTGCTGCTTTAGTCTCGAAAGAACTATTCAGATAAAATGTTTTATTCATTTGGTTCTTCCTCGTTCGTGTTTAAAGATTCCCCTTCTGGGGGTCTTCCACCTTGGGTAGTGTCAGTTGCGCTACCTGTGATGTTTTGTGGTATTCTTATACTATCATTATTTTCGAGTTTTGGAAATCTTAATCCTTCACGAGCTTCATTTGGGGTGATAATTCCAGTGTTAACAAGAGTAGAATAGTATGTCGCCTGAGTTCTATTATCTGGTTGTAGTGCTGGAACAGCTAACCTGTCTGGTCTAATAGTTACACCGCCGTTAAAGAAGTGTGAAAAAGCAGAACAGAATTGATTAAGTATAGGTAAAACTGTATGTAAGTAGAATAGTTTTTGATTCGCATCGATATTAGCGTTATTTCCTGATTTTAACAACACGTAAGGTACGCCTAACGCTTTCGCCATATCTTGTTGAATACGTTCAATAGAGTTTTCAAAATCAAGTTGATCAAATGTTTTTGTAGAAAACTCATCAATACGTAAGCCGCCATCAAGAATAGCAGGATTTCTAGCACCATCGAAAATTGTTGTGTAAGTGGCTCTCCAAGACTCTAAAAGACGTTCCTTAACTCTTTTAGAAAGAATACTATCAGTTGTCAGAACAAAACCCGGCATAGCATTATTTTTGAAAAACTGTCTTTGGAATTTGAGCATATAAAAGTAAAGCTCCATAAGGTTAAGAATAGACTTAAGCTTAGAAACACCCCTAAAAATAGAAACTTCATTCTCCGCCATGATGTGAATAATCTCGTATGGTTCAAACCTAATAGATTCAGCTTTTCTGGTATTCTTACCTTTGCCAAAACCATAAAAATCATTTGACTGTTGATTTGAAACTAAATAGTTGTAGTGAGATACGTATGTTCTCTCGTCAGGAACTACTTCGACATCGTTAGCAGGTAATAAATATATATCATTGCCATCATAATAAAAGAAAGCATTACCGTCTAAATGAAAATCTAAGAAGGCTCTTCTAAAAAGTCTAACGCGATCTTCGAAGGGATTAGGCTTAACGTTAAGAAGTTTATTTACTTTTTTAGCAGCACCCCCATCAACTATCAGAGGTATTTCAGTTAAAGCATTGATAACCATCTCTACAGATCTATGAACTACTTCAATCTCACGATAAGCTTGTTCATAATCAACAATGGTCTCAGGAGATGCAAAGGGTTCTAATGATGCTATGGATGGTTGTGCTGGATTAAGTTTCTCTGAAAGATACTGTCGCCATGTTGGTACTTCAGTTGCCATGTTTATCCTTTTGAATATCTAACCAGTTTTTAACTTTGCTTGTTAAATGATTAGAATAATTTTGCCCATAAATATTGTGAAGTCTTTCATGATGAGGTTTACATAGTGTAAATAAGTTATCATGACTCAACTCTTCTGAACAGTCTACTGCAAATTTTTCTCGAAGGGAAGTAATTTTTTCAACAGAATCAATTTCAGATACATTATTTTTAATACACCACTGCTCGAATAGTTGACTCACAGAATATAAATGATGTAGCTCTAACTTTTCTAGACTGCCACATATATAGCATTTATCTCTAATTTTGTAGTCTTTTTTAATATAGTCTCTAATATATTTTATAGGAAATCTTTTTAACTCAGACATTTTTGAAGCACGTTCCATCGTTTATTAAAATGTTCAGGATGTTTGTTTAAACCTACATCGCCTTCAGGTAGTTGTAATACAGCACCAGTGACAACAGGTAAGTCCTTAGTTTTGGTGTAATTTTTAATCAGATAACTTACAATAATATCATCACCTCGATCTATGCCTTCATATCGCATAATACTGTCTTTTACTTTATCTAAAACTTTTTGCTTTACTAACATAACTGATCCAACTAAAAAGTCAACTCTATCATTTTTTAAGTAACAGTCTTTTAATTGAAGATATGATTCAGCTTTAGCCACTCCTGTTTTACCGTAAATACCTACTATCGGAGTATTTAGAAGCATCATCTTCTTTATTAAAAGCGGCGAAGGTAAAAAATCGTCGTCTAATATTAACTTAAACTTCTCAGGATAATCATAGCATTTTATCCAGCGATCCATGCAAAACATATTCTTATTATTTTGGACGACGGTTACATTTTTATATTTAGATGTATACGCTGTGTTAGGATTGTTATTAACAACTGTAATAGGAAAGTTCTTGTGTAGAGCTTTACAAATGGCGTCAACGTTTTCAGGACGTTTATAATTTAGTACTATTATTCTAAGCATATATAGAAATGTTACTCATTTTTTGATGGGTGTATATCGCATATCTTACAGCATCACAAGGGTGTGATGACCAATCATGAATAGGTTTTGGAGTCTCAGTGTTTGGGTTCCATTTGTAAGATGACATGGCTGAAAAAGTATGCCTAGCTCCTTCAATATCAAAGAACATTTTGTCACTTTCAATCAGAACTTGCAGATTGTTAATACCATCATTTACAGATTTAATGGCATTTTCACAGTAAATATCATAATCATAGGCAAAGTCAGCTTTAACTTGTTGAGCCGCAGAGTCAATGTATATAGTCTCAATGCCCCACTCGTCAATCTTTTCTTGTATCTGAGCAGCTAGTTCAGAAGTAGTAGATTCTTTTGAAATAAACTCATCGATAATAAAGTAATTTTCTCCATCAGTACCGATAACAACGAAGACATTTTCGTCTCTGTAACCGACATCAAGACCTCCGATAACTTCAGAAAATCTTTCACCTACATAATCGCCTAAATGTTTTTCCTCATCTAAGTCTTGATAAATCTGTGCTTCGGTAGTGGTCCACTCGCACTCATACTCTTGTAAGTAAAGTGCTTTAGTCATAGACTTTCTAGCTTCGTCAACATCTTTCTCAGATAAAAGAGGGTTCGCTCTCCATGTGTATAGATCAGCGTTCCAATCCTCATACTCATCGTCTGCACCTCTTAAGTAGTAAGTATATAAGTAGTTGCCTTTACCTCTTGGAGTGGAGATCCACAAACAACGAGAATCAGTAAAAGTAGATAGTGCGGGTCTTAAATCACGAGTAAAATATTCATCATTTGGAATAATAGCAGCTTCATCTACGATTAGTAGATTAGCAGCTCGTCCTACAAGAGAGTCACGGTTATTAGCAGATAAAAGTCTAAATACCGATCCATTGATCAGTTTTACAACTTTATCTTTTTGATTAAACCTGTCTACCTCAATTTCAAGTTGTTTGATTAAGTCTGTAACATAATCCCAGATAATAGAAGATAGAGAAAAGTTAGGAGCCACTACCATCACTTGTTGGCCAGGTTCAAGTAGTTTAGCAAACGCTAAGATGGCTGCCGCGTAAGATTTACCTGTACGACGAGCAGCAATATGTACCACAAATCGAGATTCGTCTAGGTTATGCACCATAGCCCACTGAGACTCATTAAAGGTTACAGGATTGGGTAAACGGTCTAATAGTTTTTGAATTTTTATGCGGAAAAATTTATCACTCATCTAGGGCCAATAAAGTTAGTAAGCATTACAAGAAAGGAAAGAACTCCGGCTGTCATAGCACCGAGCCAGAGAATGGTTTTTAGAGAGGTTTTACCTTGTGTAGCAACTTCATGAATCGCTGCAACATTAGATTCTAGCTTTTCAATACGCTCATCTAGACGATTAAACATCTCAACAATGTTGTTATAACGTTCTTCACAAACAGCTTCATGAGCAGTAATATTAGACTTGTTAGACTGAGAACGTTCGTGCAGCCTATCTAAATCTGTTTGTATCTTGTCTAACTCTCTATTATATTCTACCATGATCACGTCTTTATAATATAATTTACTACTTCAGAAGGTAATGTAGTATCTACAGTAAAAGCATTTACGGAAAGTGCGGGTACGCTTAAGCCTGGTACGGAATGAGTGTGCGCAGCCTGTGTTATAGCAGTGATTAGTGATACCTGTGTAACGTCTTTTGTACCCGCGCTAAGTGTCCTATCTACTGTATAGTTTGTAGGAGTTAAATCACCGTCACCATCAGAACCTGTAGTACCTCCACCAGTAGTGCCAGTTCCTGTTGTCACACCTGACTTAGAAGCAGAGGTCATGACAGAAGAAGCTGCAACAGATCCTGTAGTGGTTCCGAGACTTGCGTTATTTGTTCCCTTGCCTAGAGGGATTTTGTCTCGTAAATCTGGTAGATTAAAGGTTGAAGAACCATCTCCAGTACCAAAAGTTGTACTGATAACAGCAAAAAGCCTAGCATAAGTAGTTCTACTTACGGCTGAGTCATCACACAATAACCATCCTGTTGGAGCAGTGCCTGCGCCGTATGCAACAATAGTACCTGCCGGTACGATCTCAGTACCACCAGCTGTTGATCCGTCATGAATACGAATGTTTTCGGTATCTGTATCAATGGATAACTCGCCTACTAGACCAGTATAACCATCATTTTGTGAGGTTGTTCCTCGTCTAAATTGTAGCTGTGTAGCCATGTTTTACTCCTTAACTAAATGCCCCCAGGTCAAAAATACCTGTAACTGTAAATGTGTTAGATGAATTAGTGCCTATCTCTACGTTCCCAGTAAAACTACTAGACAAAGTAATTGTATTAATCGACATAGCAATATGTTCAGGCTGCGACTCTAAATACCTACTGTAGTTAAACGTACCTCCAGAACCTGCAGTACCATCACCAATTTGTTGATACATTTGATCATTATAAGCAGAATATACAAATCTATTTCTTAGATTAGTGCCTTCTATGCTACCAAACACAGCTTCACCGTTTGCGGTAAAACCGCCTAAAGTAGTTGATCCACTTACAGAAATGTTACCTGTAAAAACTGACTCTGTAGTTTCACTTCTATCAATCACCAATACGTCTGCACCGTCTGACGCAATAGAAATAGCTGGATCGGTAATACTAATAAGAGTATCACTGTCTTCAATAGCATTAGAGCTGAGACCTTCATAAGTTGTAGCTGTAATAGTACCTACCGTAATATTACCACTACCATCACCTACTCTAACAGAAGAGTTTGCTTCTACTTCGAATACCCCAGTAGCGTCTAATCCTAGCCCGCCCATAAATCTTGAAACTTTTACTGACATGATATTACCTTTCTATCATAAAAATAAGATGTGGTCAAAATCTTTTTACGATAATGCTCCTAAATCGAGTATTGCTGCTAACTTACCTACTGTGACTGCGTTATCATCAATATCGTTAGTTGCTACTGATTCAAGTTTAGCATTTAATTGTGTTTGGACGGAGGAAGTAACACCATCAAGATGTCCAAGCTCTGTAGCAGTAACAGCTGATACAGCAATCTTGCCTGATCCATCTGATGCTAACGCTCTAGAGGCAGTTAAGTCGGATGTAAGAACTGTAGATATAGCACCAGCGATATTAGCTACACGACGTGATTCTACAGCGGTTGCGTTAGAAGATACTACGTCAATATTTGAGTCTAGTTGAGTAAAGTTAGCAGCCACGTTATCTTGTACAACGTTGATATTAGAGTTAAGTTGTATAAAAGTAGCACTCGCATTAGCTTGTGTATCAAGTAATGCTACGTTGTCAGTGATAGCAGTATTTAAATCTGCTCCATTAAACTTCACAGTTGCAGCAGTTAAGATACCTACGTCAAGATTAGCTGATGTAACAGGAGATAATGAAGTATTTGAAGATGGATCTAGAGTGTCGCTAACCTTAAACGTTTGTGCTGACTCGTCATAGAAAAATGCAGCATTGCCTTGGTTACCGCGATTAAACAGAATACCAATATCGTTAGCAG